ACCCGCGACTTGGAGCCACGGAGCCACATCGCGCAGCGATATGGCTCCGTGCAAACCAGGCAGCAACCCCCCCAAGGGCCGCGTGTCCGCCGCCGAAGGCGGCGCCCGTCGCGAAGCGACCCGTCGACCCCCCCGCGAGGCTGCAGCAAAGCGATGGTGCTTCACTTTGAACAACCCCACTGAAGAAGAGATTAAGAGCCTGGAAACGTGGCTGGTGAGTGACTTCCACTATGCCATTGTGGGGAAGGAGGTCGGGGAGCAGGGGACCCCGCATCTGCAAGGTTTTGTGCATCTAAAGCAGAAGAAGCGGTTGCCGCAACTTAAGCAGCTTTTTAAGCGTGCGCATTGGGAGAAAGCGCGCGGCAGTGATGAGGACAATGAGAAGTACTGCTCTAAAGAGGGTAATGTGCTACTTACCCTGGGCATTCCTGCGAAGGGAAACCGGAGCGATCTCAGCGAGGCTGTTGCCGCGGTGAAAGCCGGAAGAGCAATGACCGAGGTCGCGCGAGACTTCAGTGAGATATACGTCAAATATGGGCGTGGCTTGCGCGACCTGAAGCTGCTGATTGGTCAGCAGCCCCGTGACTTCAAAACGGAAGTCATCGTCATCACGGGCCCGCCCGGTTGCGGGAAGAGCCGTTGGGCAGCTGACTACCCCGGAAGTAAATTCTACAAGATGAAGGGTGAATGGTGGGACGGGTACGACCACCAGGAAGTAGTCATCATTGATGACTTCTACGGCTGGCTGCCCTTCTGTGAGCTGCTGCGTGTGACCGACCGGTACCCGCATAAGGTGCCCGTGAAAGGGGCCTTTGTGGAGTTCACGTCTCGCGTGATAATAGTGACCAGCAACAGTCCCCCCGATGCCTGGTACAGCGAGGAAAGGTGCTGTGTCCAGGCGCTCTTCCGGCGGATCAACAAGTGGCTGGTCTGGAACCACGACAAGTTCGAAGATGCTCCGGATTGTATGAAGAAGTACCCCATCAACTATTAGCCCCCCACCCCCATGACACTAGTAAAGGGACCCAAGCCAGCCGAGCCGGCCGCGCCCGCGAGCGAAGCGAGCGGCCGCGCGGCCTGGCGAGTCTGGCGGGTCCGGAGCGGAGCGACCGCGAATGCGGGAGCGAAGCGACTACACTCGAAAATGAATTTGCAATAAAAGGCTTTATTCAGAATCCACAGCTGAGTCTGGGTCTAATGCATCTGCAAAACACTGGTTACAATCCCCATTACAAATATGCATCAATTCCATGCCCTCAATGTTGGGGGTCGGGGGGACATTGAGGGTGGTCCAAGCAAACTGCCTGAACTTGACATAGAAGGTCACTTCACATTCATAATACATGGGGTCTGGTTGGGGTTGCAGGTAACTGAATGCGAGCCCATAGTGATTAACTTTCTGGGGAAACAAGCTGTTGCCTGATACCTGCAGTGGTATCCACTGGTTTCTCCCTGAGAACCATGTTGCTGCCGACTGGTTTGCCGTAGCCAGATCCGCGATTGTTAGTTGAGGTCGTGGCCTTATGAGGCGTTTAAACCCCTTTCTCAAATCCCATTTTCTGGCTCCGTCAAAGTCCATGAGGGGGTCATCTCCCAAGTCCACCTGCCCTTGAAAGGTTTTCAGCCTGGCATCATACATCGGGACAGTGTGCCCGAATCCTTTCCATGTCGTGATGTCAACGCCTAGTGGTCTCATTTCCACCTTCACTAACGCAATCTGATAGTCCTCAAATGGGACTTTCAGCGTTGGCGCGTTAAGACCCACTGTGAGTACATCCGCGAGTTTGAATGTAAATATGCCAGTACCGAATTTGAAATCATTGGTCGCCTGTGTCAATGTGATCTTGTCCTTGCGACGTAGGCGGAAGTAGTAAATACGGCTACTCCTCCTGTGGCCACGTATGTTCCGGGAGAGGCGTGTCCTTCGTCTCCTGATCCGGCGTCGGCGAATGGGCGCCCTCCTCCGGCGGAATCTCCGCCTCCTTATCTGCGGAAGTGCGACGTCACTTCCGTGGCTCCAAGTCGCGGCTTAGTATT